AGGAACATACGCTCTTCCATCAACATTGTTGCGTAGAGAGTAGATGTGCTTGAGAGCTGACGGAGATCCTGATATCCAAGACCTGAGAAGTTAGCATCAAAGCTAACTGAGTCAGATAGTGAGTATGAGTTGTAAGGGATTACTAGATCATCGGCAGTGTAAGCGATCTTTGGGCCACGCTCAAAGTTAATTGAACCAAAAGCAGTGGTTGTTGTTTCTGTGATACCCGGCCAGATATTTCCTTGTCCACCAGTACCAGTACCAGTGTAACCAGTAATACGCTTTACGCGGTGTGATGTACCGACACCCTTTTTACGAACAATCTTGTTGCGTAGAGGTGTTGGGCGTGGTGTAAGCAACTTTGCAGGTGCTTCGAGATCGAAGGCCGCAAAAGATGTGCTAAGTGGGCTTGTAAGCGAGATGTCTTTTACGATATCTGCTGAAGCAATACGCTGAGCTGCAAGAGCCGCGTTGAGTGAACCTACTGCATCTGGTGAAAGAGACTTGTTTGCAACAAGAGCCTCGATCTGTGAAGCAGCATCTACTGTTGGTGCTTGACCCGGAACGGTTGATGGGTTAGAGAAAGACTTATTGAGTTCTCCGAGGTATTGCTCCTGAAGTTCTGCGGCTTTCTTTGGCTTTACATCACCGAAAAGGTCTGTGGCTTTAGGCAACTGTGCCATAAAGGTTATTCCTTTCGTTAAGTGTGTTATTCGCTCACGCTATCGGTTGCAATGCCACCCTTAGCAGAAAACTCTGCGTAGAGCGCCATGTAACCTTTAGCGAGAACAGGATCGGTTGTCGCTTGAGCCTTAGCCTTATAGGTTGCGGCTTTAACGAGGTATTCATTTGATTGTGCGCCTGAGATAGTCGCGGCGCGCTTTGGGCCACCTGCAACTGTCTTAGTTAGTGCCGTTGCTAGTTGGGTTTCAAGACTCAAAGACTTCTCTACTGCTGACTCTTTTTCAGCAACTAAAGCGCCTTTCTCTGCTTCAAACTTTTCCATAGCACTCTTAACGGCTTCTGCAACAAGAGTTTTAAGGCTCTCATCTTCTGAGGCAACTGGTGTCTCAGAAACTTCTTCTTCAGCAACAACCTCTTCGGCTACTGCTGGAACTTCGTCAGCCTCATCAGACTTAGGTGTTTGATCTGGGCTAACCATTTCGGCAACTGATACATCTGTGCGACCATGAGATTCGGCTGGCTTGTGGCAACCGCAATCTAAGCACTTCTCAGCAGTATCGGACTTTTCTGCCATCTTGTAAGAGCAACCCTTACACATCTTGTCATCGCAACCGCCGCAGTCTGAGCAACCAGCGCAATCGCAACCAGCACAAGAATCTTCGTGATCGCAACCACTCTTAGTAACTTCGGCTTCTGCGCCTAGCTCAATGGTGTTGAGTTCTGGGGCGGCAACTTCGCCTTCGGCAACTTCGCCTTCGTACCAGTGGAATAAGTGCTTAACTGCATCAAGGAGTTCTTCAATAGAATCCTTTTCGTTTGAGCCTTCTGTAGCCATTTCGTTAGCCTCTACAACAATGAGGTTAGCGAGCGCAGTACGAGCGGCATCAAACGCATCTTTATCGAACTTTACGGAGTCTGGTGTCAAAGACTTTGCCAATTCCGCGATCTTTTTGATTGTGTCCATCTTTGACCCTTTCTTGGTCGCTTTAGCAATCTCTGTAGGCAGAGGTGCTTTGTATTCGTGCAGTTCTTCAACTTGCACCAATGATGATTCGCCTTCAACGCTCTTAGCCATAATCAGCTTCGCATTTGGGTTGGCGGGTCTGTCCACAAGGCTGATCTCTACGATCTGACCGTCAATGATTCGACCATTGACTGCCTTGTTATCGCGTACTACGCGTGGGGCGCGAATTCCTATTGAGAAGCCTTTAAGAACGCCTGTCTCGACTTTCTTAACGCTAACAGGATCAACGACAAGAGCAGTGATGTAATGACCATCGTTCTTAACTTCATATTCCTTAGCAACTCCCGCCGCGATATTAGAATGTTGTTCGCGGATATTACCGCCTGACTTAAACCACTGAGGCATGGCGGTATCTAGCCATGTTGCATCGCAGATTTGACTATCTGAATCAATAGAGTCATCTGTTGCTTTGCCATAAACGGTCATAGTTCCGTCAGCGTGTTTGTCTGCCTTAATTAAAGGTGCATACGCATTAGTGAAATCTAGTGCCATTAGTTATTCTCCTTAGATACCTGAGTAAGTAATTACAACTGCGCCAGCCGCAGTTCCAGCCGCAGAGATTGCATAAACTTTATCCCCCGGATTAAGCCACAACTGAAAAGTTCCAGCAGCAGTTATAAGATGACCTTTTGTAGCGCCAGAAGTAGTAATTGATGAATCACCAACCCAAATTGAGGCACTATCGCCGTTCTGGATTTGTACCGCAACACCGCGTTGTATTCCTGTTGCTACTTGGCAAACAAGCGTGGCAGTAGTTCCTGCGGTTGCGTTTATATGGACAAGTGCCATTTATTTCTCCTTAGTTTCTTTGGCTAACCAAACTGGTGCTTCTGTAAAGCCGAGCATCCACATAGCCATAAGGCGGTGGTGTCCGTCAATAATAATTTGCTGACCGTCTCTCTCAACGATAAGGGCGAAACTTCTGTAAGGTGTAATGGCTTGACCCATAGCCTTAATATGTTCTTTAAGTTTCTTACGGAATAAATAATCGTCTGTTGCAGTGAGATTATCAAACTGAACTAACGCCATTTCAGCCGTATCCCAAATGCTCGGATTAACAGTGATTGGATCTATAACTTGCCAAGGCGATTCAACTAACTTATCTGTATCTGCACCTTGTTCACCGGAAGGTGGATTAGGCAGAATCTTGAGGCGAGATAGTGCGCGTTCTACTTCTATCTTGCTAGGTACTGATTTAACAATATCCGCGCTTACTGATAGTGAAAGGCTATCTGTAATATAAGGAGCTATATCGCACATACAGTTAGGGTGAACTGGCGCATCTCCATTAGGCCAATCTTCGTCAATAGAGATAGGGGAAGCATCTAGGTTCTCTTGGCACTCAGGGCAAGGATCGGCTACCAACCATTCAACCATCTCAACGCCTGAATCTGCGTATTGGGCAAGTTCGGCATCAACTACTGCGCGACTCATTTCGGTCTGAGCAATCACTAAAGCTTGAGCAGGATCATTTACAACCTGATCTACCATAGTTGAAACGCTTTGAGGCGTTAAGCCTTGCGCGAGCGCATCAGAAAGAATCGTGCCGATGCGGTCTAACTTTGTATTAGATACTCCGTCAATGGTGATCTGTGCCTTGTCGAGAAGGGTTTGCAACCCGCCTTTAGGCGATAGCAGGGCAGAGGCGGCGGCGTTACCGGGTGTCCAAGTATCCCAGTTCACCAAACCAACCGCAGGGGCATTTATGGCCTTATTGCGGGTAAGGTGAGCTAGGGTGTAGCGAGCGGCAAGATCGCCTGTTACCCAACCATCTGCGTAAAGCCTGCGTAGAGCATCTACAAGCGGCTTCTTATCTACTGTTATATGAATCTGCGCCCAGTCTCTTGCCATCTGTGGGGTTACTTCCCCGCCAGCAGGGTGAGTCTCTGCAAAGGATTGCGCTATCGCTTCTGAGTCAATCGCTACCGAGAAAGCGGCGCGAATCTTGTCAGCGTTTTTAGCGGCAATTCTTACGATTGCGCCTTTTGCCGGGGATTTCATTACAACCCCAAATAGCGTTCAGCGTACCAACGAGCGCCGTCAGGATCGCCAGCCTCAACAAACTTATTGAGAACTTCAGCGTAGGTAGATTCTAAGTGTTCAAAGTTAAATGACTTTGCAGTATTGCCTTTGCGTACCCAACGAATAAACTTTTTAACTTCTTCCTTCTTAGGCTCTACTGGCTTCTCAGCAACAGGGGCAGGCTCGGTCTGTTCGCCATTTTCATTTACAGGAGTTCCTGCGGCAACCATTCCATCAGGGCTAAAGAGAAATACTGATTGACCTGCTACAAGGAATGGCATATCGGCTTCAGGTGCATCAATAAGAGGCAAGCCTAGATCGGCTCGACCTTCATTAACAGTCATACCAGCAGAACGCTTGCGAATATCATCGCGCTTTGCGGCTTCTTCAGTATTAGAACGCTCGGAAGGTGCTAGACGGAATTCAAGTTCGCGTGGCATACCGAGCCAGCGATAAGAAAGGTTAGAAATCTGTTGTGAGAGCCAGCGCGCAGTTGGGATAGTACCGATCTGCTCTGCCGCTTCTGCTTCGCCTGCCTGATGACCTGATGAACCCATACCGCCTTTAGCAGAGAATCCAATCTCAGTAGGAAGAACGCCAAAATGTCCTGTAATAGAGGTGATGAGGTAATCATCTAAACGATCTGAGAACTTCTCTTGGTAGCCTTCTTCAAACTTGAGTGAGGCGCCCGGCAAGAGGAAGCGCATACGATTGCGTTGTTCTGTCTGCCCTGCTAGATCGTCATTAAAGATATTTTCATAGGCGCGGATCTGCTCAGGTGTAAGATTGGCAGATTCAGGTAGCTCTAAGAAGGTCTTTGGCATAACGCCATCTGTGAACTCAGCGCGTAACCATTGCTGACGGCGCAAGTAGATATCTGCCATAGGTAGAGCGCGCTCTACTGGTGAGTATCCATAAACTGTATTAGCGCGGCGATTGCGAATAAGGTAAGCAAGTTCATCGCTAGAGAACTCTCCATCTGCGGCTTCGTCATCTACCGTTGCAGAGAACTCAGAGCGTGGGAATCCGTAAAGAATCTGTTGGAAAGCCGGGCCTGTCTCGGGATCAGGGCGCATACCGCGATCATCAATGAGTGGCTTGATAGTTGAGCCATCTAGAATCTGTAATCCTCGGATCTCCCCGCCTACTGTGGCTTCAGGCCAAACGGCGAGCGCATCAAGAACATCCATCTCTTCAATAGCCATTGAGAGCCAATCGGTGAAACCAAGGCCGTTAGCAGGGTCAGGAGTTTCCCAGAACTTACGCATACGCGCGATCTCGGGCGCGAATCTAATACGGGCATCTGCC